TCATAATCCTTGTGTCGGGGGTTCAAATCCCTCCTCCGCTACCACCTTTATCACCGACAGTTCTTGACCGATCAAGCTGGCCAATCGGCCTTTGATTCCGATCTCGTAAGGCTGACCGCTATCAGTTTGATGGACAACGACAGCCGCGACGATCTCTCGGAACGGCCCGACAAGCTCGGGCGACGGCTCGGCGCCTTCTTTGGCAATAATCTGGGTCAGGCTTTCAATATTTTCCCGAAACCGCACGACGGCCTTTGGCTGAAGTTCAATCACATTCGTCGGCTCTTCGATGGCTTCAAGGATGGCCTTTTGGGCGTCCCTCTGTTCTCTCAAGGGCGCAAGTAGGGCGACGCCCTCATCCTCTCCGATCAATTCCTTCGCCATTAGGCTTATGACTTTGGTGATCTCGGCTTTCGCTTCTTCAAGCAGCCTTGTGGCGCCAGTGCGGTCGCGCAGCGCCGTACTGCGGAGCTTCTTTTGTTCTTCCTGATAGGCATTGATATAGGATTCGATGTATTTCGTATCAGCGAAGATGAAGCGCAGCCGGTTCATCACCAGCGCTTCGATGCGATCAAGGTAATAGCGTCTGGTATTGTGGCAGACGCCGGACTCGCGATGACTGCTGCATTGAATGCGAGGTCCGTTTCGATCAGGGCCGATCATCACCATTCCGCCCCCGCATGCGCCGCAGCGCAGAAGCCCAGATAGAAGCCGCCTTGAACGAGGCGCTTTCTGCGCCATTTTTGCGGTTGCCGCCTTCCTCCCCTGAACTGTCTCAAAAAGATCATCAGCGACGATTCGAAGATGAGGCGCGTCGATGGTCTCGATCTGATCCTGTTCGTTGGCACGGGACAATCTTTTCCCCGTCGCAGGATCTTTGACCATGTGAACGCGGTTCCACATGACCTTACCGGCATAGATGCTATTCCGTAGGATACCGTTGTTCCGCTGATGGCTTCCGTTGATCGTGGAAGCGTTCCACTGGCTCCCACGCGGGGCAGGAACCGCCTCCCGATTCAATATGGCGGCAATCGTGCGAGGCGATATGCCCGCGGCGTACATGTCGAATATGCGCCGGATGATTGAAGCCTCTTCCTCGACAATCTCCAATTCTCCAGCCTTCCCGGCGATAGGCCGATAGCCATATGCTTTTCCGCCCGCGTTGCGTCCTGATCTTACGACGCCCATCATTCCGCGCTTGACCTTACGGGCGCCTTCCTCGCGCTGCATCTGCCCGACGACGCCGTACATGCCAATCTGGACGGTATCCATCAAGCCGCCGTTGACGCAGTGCATTTCAATGCCGCGGAACCTGAGAACCTTATGGACGTGCGCCAAGTCGGCAATGTCGCGCGACACGCGGTCGGTATGCTCTGTAATGAGGATATCAAATTCGCCACGCTCGGCAGCCGACATAAGGTCGGCCAAGCCAGATCTGCCAAACATGGATGCTCCGGATTTCGCTCGGTCGTAAAACTGCTTGACGACGGTAGCGTCGAGCCGACCGGCGAAGTCCTGACAAAGCCGAAATTGGTCTTCGACCGACCTGTCGTTTTGAAGGTCGGTCGAATATCGCCCATACAGTGCGGCTCGTTTCATTGTTTCCTCGCCTGCGCGTCTTTCGAGAGGTTTCCATTAGCGGGCTGCTTCGACAGAGCGTCAAGGCGTGCCTGACGCCTAGCGAGGGCCTTAATGAACTCGATAAAGGGATCTTTGGCCTCCATCGGCTACTTCTCCCCGTTATCCACAGGGTCCCCAATCTGATCAAAGGCTTCGATCGCGTTGTTGATCTCGGTCTCGACAGCGTCGAGAAGCAGGTGGATTGCGCAGTAATCCTTTCCTTCGCCATTCAGCCCCTTGCAGTTCTCGAACACAATCCGCAGTGCGTGAATGAAGCTGTCCGCGGCGCCGAGGGCGTCGTCTATTTCGGGATTATGCATGAACGCCTCCCCGAGCTTTGGCGAGGGTTAAGGCAGCTTCAAGAGCCGCGACGTCCTCGCTTGAGAATTCCATCTCGTCCATGTGATGACGGATGACTAGCTGCACGAGTTCATTCCGATATCTGGCCTCTCGGTGAATAGCCAATTCCGCCGCGCGCATCACCCGACGACGTTCGCCCAAAAGAAAGTCTGTAAGCGAAGAAAGATATTCGCCTGCAGCGCTATATGAGTCTCGCTCGAAGCATCGCGGTTGGCATGAGACACCCTCGGCGGTAGTTATGCAGGCTGAAAGTGCATCATAGATTGCGGCCCATCCATATCCGGTGACCGTATTGACATTGAGGCCGAGGGCCATGCTCATCGCACTTTCGGTGCCACTGCCCACTCTTGCTTCGAGATATGCTAAGGCAGCTTGCATCAATGGCATCGAAAGCTGGCTTTCGCCGATACCGTCTTCCCATATTGCAAGTTTGATGGCAGCAATTGCACCATCATGGGATAAGCACGGACGGTCCCATTTCAACAGCACTTCCCACGGCTCTTTCCAGAGATGGACCATTTCGTCGCTGCCTTCATCGGGCAGATCGCTGAACTTAGCGATCCCTTCCTTGTATGCGTTGATCGCCGGAATTATAGGGTCGCTAATCATCCGCTGATCAATGCTGCGGTTGTCGACCCCGTGGGCAGCCATGAAAACTGCTTCGCTTAGATCTTTGATCTCCGAGAGCTTATTCTGAATATCATCGAGCATGTCGTACATGTCTGTTTTCGGCATGGCTTCGCCAGCGGCCGGAATCGTGTTCGGCATTGGTATTCTCCAAATCTGATGAGGAAGGCGATGCGCACGGTTTGCGCCGATCGCCGGGCTCCTGGAAAGAATTAGCTCTTGCGCTTGCTCGCGATCATGCCCGCTTCGGCGGGCGGCATCATCTTGAAGCGGCCCTCGAAGAAAGGATGAGTGAAGAACTGTCCGCTTACCTGTGTGCTTTCGTCGGTGAACCGGTGAAACAATGCTGTGACGTCCTTTTTCCACCATACGGTGAATGTGGAATTCTCTGCGTCAACGTGATTGTTTCTGACGACGCCCGCCGGCTTCGGTGCATAGGGTGACTGGCGCAATACAGCATCGACAGTAGAATCGGAGAGACCGAACATCTTCCAGATGCGCTTGCGAAGGTGGACGATGCTTTCGGCGTTGGCCGGGACGGCGCTCATAACCGTCTGAGCCTGGGCGACTTTCTCGACACGATCTCCGATCGCGGCCAATTGTGCTTGATGCTTCGCTTGCTGGTTTTGCAGATCGACCAGGATCTGTGCATTCTGAAGAAACATCTCTGCCGCCGTCATTGGCCGATGAGCTGTAAGGGCTGCTTCGATCTCACGTAGTCGACGAATGACCTTGAGGCGCAACGGCGCGCTATAGCCCAGCAGAAGCGTTTCCGTCAGATCACGGTCGAGACGAAACTCCGTCTGCTCGCGGTTCATGCTATCGAGATAGATCCGTCCAAACTTGGACACATCTTCCCCGAGCTCCACGAGCATCTTTTCGATATCGCGTTTGACGTGCTGGTGTTGCTTTGCGGTCAGCTCCGCGATCTCGCGGCTGGACATTGTGACGGGTTTACCGCCGAGGGGCGGCATGCTATTCGTAAGGGCGTCCATAAAAACCTCCTACGGTATTTGGACTTAGATTTCCGCGCTCTAACGCGGCAGTCTTCCGAAACGGCCCGGTTGAAGCTGCGAACTTCAATTTTGGGCCGTTTTCATTTCGGCATAGTTCATGGTTGCGGCCGAACAGAACAGCCACAAGGGTTTGCGGGTCATTGCCCGGCCGGAGCCGGCGTTTCCTTATTTAGCGCTTCCCTTAGGAGCTTCCGCATTGCTTCCCCGCGAGAACCAATCCTGTTGTCGAAACGGTAGGTATCGATCTGCTGGAGGAGGCTCGCTTCCATCATCAAGGGAATCCGCAGCTCTTTCATTTCTTTTTGCACCTCATTCTCCTTGATTGGATAGCTTGAATAAGTTGCACAACATATCGTTAACCTTTGCCAAGTACGTTGGCAAGCGATAAGTTGTGCAAGTTATTCAATTCATGCGAGGGCATCGACATGGCACCGAGGAAAAAACCCGAAGGTGAACTGAAAGACCAACGCATTCCGATTATGATGTCGCCGGCTGAATTGGAGGCGCTCGACGACTGGAGTTTTAAAAACAGGATTCGCTCCCGCGGCGACGCCATTCGTCGTCTCTGCAGCATGGGCATTGCGGTCGATGCGACAGTGGGGCCTATTTTGACCCTTGCCACGCAGATTCTTCGGAGGAGGGTTGCTGATGGAAATAAATACCGGATGCCGCGATACGAAGATATGCCCCCAAATTTGAAGGCATCGCAGGCTTTACTCGATCTATCCACCGTTCTCTTACAGACGCTTGAAGACCACGCGCGATTAATCCTGGCTTTGAAAGCGCTTGTAGATCCCGTATTGTCGTTACGAGCTAACCCAGAAATCGAGAAGGCCTTGGAGGAGGCTAAGTCCCTTGGGAGGAAAATCGAAGAGATAAGCGGCGATATCGAAGACTTGATGCGCGATGCCGATACCGATCCAGAGTGGCTCAAAGAGAAAATGAGAGCTGTGAAAGAATCCCCGAAATCGGATGATTGACGCATCAGCTTCACTCGTCGATGGATGGTGTCTCGGCGCCTGAGGCCGGTTTCGTTCGGAAGCCTGATGAATTTCCGCATCACAGCCTCTCGCGGGCATGTACGTGCGAACGTGTCGCCGACTGATACCGGGCTATAACGATATCCCGCGGCTCGTCGATGAATTCCAGTGAGGTCCCGGGCGATCGTTTCGAGATGGGCGCGATCAGCCATTGGATTGTTCCTCTCGCGCATGTGCGCCGGGCGCCACACGCCCATGCGCGAGCGCACGAGCGAAATCAGGAACCAGTAGCGATTTCAAAAATAGAGACAGGCCTTCCGCGGCGTCGGCAAAACCATATTCGGCATCCATCAGGCATTCGAGGAGATTGGCGCGCTCGCCCGTGGTCCCGTGAAGGATATAGCGAAGCTTTGCCTGGGCATCCTCGGCAGTTTCGCAGGGGATTTCGCATAACTCCCTGAATTGCCGGATTTCGTCTCGAAAGGTTTGAACTGCCGATGCAGGATCAATGGCGACGCCGTTGTCGTCGAACTGCGCCTCGTCGGCATGGACGGAAGTCAGGTGCGCTTTGATCGCGGAAGAGACTGGCGACCGCCGGAGCTGGTCATGCAGCATGGCGCCCGCGATGTCGGTTTCGAGTATATGATTGCACGATTTCATGATTGCTCCATAGGTGGTGGAGCAATATAGCCATAGAAGCTATAATTTGGTCAATAGGAATATAGCTAATTTCGCTATCTAGTCATCGCTAAGGCCCGGAAGGGTGTCGTGCTTTTCCGCAAACGAACTCGCATAAAGCGCTATGACAATCGGCGAAACCGTTTCAACTATCTTGTCTCGGATGGGTGGCAAAGATGGCCGATGAAGATCGTAGCGACCTTTCCTCGCTCCTGGGGCGAGGATTCCTAGGTGCGCAATATTTTCTTCATCCCATATCACGCATAAGCGCCCAATGTGCTTATCGGGTCCTTCGTTGGTATATCCGGCTCCGATGTGGTCACCAGTATGGAACCAAGGATAAAGAGCGTCGTCTTCCACGACGAACCACATCGTCTCGGAATCGACGATGTAATTCGTGCTCACGATGAATGACTGCGCTTCATCGTCTGGAAACATCTCTAGTTCTGCTCCGGGGACGATTCGTCCGAATAGCTGGACGGTTGCGATAGCTTTGGGCTTCGGTACGAGATCGAATGTGCTTACGCCTAAAATTGGGGCAATCTTCTCCATCCATTGGATGGTCAGACGAGTTTGTCCCCGTTCCAGCTTGCTGATTGTGATCCAATGAACATCGAGGCGTTCTGCCAAGGCCTGCTGCGTAAGCCCTGCTTTCTTCCGAAGTTCAGCGATGCGGTTTGACGGTGGATTTTCCATATAGCGACTCTTGCTTAGTTTTTGTCCGATGAACATGCCTTATTTAGCTATGTGACCTTGACAGAAACATAGCGTTTATTGCTATATTGTGAGTCATGGTAAACCAAACGCTTACTCCGTTGCGCTGGCGACAGCTTAGAAAACTCCCTATGGCAGGTGTCGCGATGATGCTTGGCATCGAAGGAAAAAACCCATCAAGAACTTGGCAACGCTATGAAACTGGGGAGTCGGAGCCGCCCCTTTCGATAATCGTAAAGATGGAGATTATCAGTGAAGGTGCCGTCACCACGGCGTCATGGATGCAAGTTCGCCAAGCATATCTCACTCGTCAGGCGGTGTCGGCATGACGAACGTCATCCAGCTTGACCACCACATTGACCGCACATGGCAAGCCTATATCGAGGCGGTGCGCCGCGCCGAAACGACGCTGTCAGTTCATGACGGAATTGCCGCAGGTAAAGCTTGGCGGCAATGGCTCAACCTCTTTATGACGATTGAGCAGCGCAATTTCCTTGATGTTCCGGGCAGGGAATAGCTGCATGACAAATACGACTGACGGACAAGCTCCGATCGATCGAGGCTTTGTCATCGAGATCGAGCAAGAGGTCTTGGGCGCTCTCCTGGTGTCCAGTACCGTTGCGCCGGTCCTTGGTGTACTCCGGCCGGATCATTTCATTGAGCCTATTCATCGCCGGCTCTTCGAACACATGCTTCTGGCGCACGAGCGCTACGGACGTTCGGCGCTTAACGTTGTCTACCGCATGTTCGACCGTGACGAAGTCGCAGGTTGGGAAAAGGCGACAGCGCTCCGTCTGTCGCAATATCTAGCGTCGCTTGCCGCCAATACGACGCTAGGCCTCGGCGGTATCAAGCTGACCCTACAAAACCTCATTCACCAAACATCGCGGATCGGGATATCGGTCGAAGCCGAACGACTGTCGCTCGCCGCCAACGATCCTGGAGCTGATCCTATCCAACTGGTGCGATCAGCGACGCGAGCCCTAGATGATATCGTGGTTGGCCTTCGTGGCGGTAGCCGGGGCAAGACAAGATTTTCGCTATCAGAAGCCGCAGACGTGGCTCTCGATGAGATTCAGGATGCCATCAACAACGGCGGCGGCATTACCGGGATAACTTGGGGCCTTGCGGACATCAACAAGGCAACCGGCGGCATTCATCGTGGCGAAATGGTTGTTCTCGGGGCTAGGCCGTCCATGGGAAAGACTGCAGTTGGCCTTGGGATCGGAATTAAAGCGGCCCAGTCTGGCGCTGGCGTAGGCTTCATCTCGCTGGAGATGGGTGCAAACCGCCTGGCGATGCGCGCCCTCACTGATATCGCCTATGACTGGAACGTGAAGGTTCCCTATTCCGATCTGATCACCGGCAATGTGTCGGAAAAGGATTTTGAAAAAATTTGCGATGCCAAGCAGCATTTTAACGCACTGCCGCTCTGGATCGAACAGCAATCAGGCCTCTCGATATCTGACCTTAGGGTGAAGGTGGAGCGCATGCAGGACGTCGCCGATCGAGAGGGCAAGAAGATTGATCTGTTGATCGTCGACTATCTTCAGCTCATCGCTGCATCGTCTCGCTATTCGGGAAACCGCAACAATGAGGTGTCGGAGATTTCGTCCGGCCTGCGCCAAATCGCGCGTGAAAACAACTTGGCCATGATTGCGCTTTCGCAGTTGAGCCGAGGTGTGGAGAGTAGGGAAGATAAGCGGCCGATGCTTTCGGACCTTCGGGATTCCGGCTCACTTGAGCAGGATGCCGATACGGTCGGCTTTCTTTACCGTGAGGCCTATTACCTCGAGAAGGCTAGGGGCAAGGATCAGAATGACGAAACCGACCGCGTAGACCGTCTGATCGAATGCGAAAACAAGTTGGAATTCATCATTGCGAAACAGCGCAATGGTGCCGTTAAGACGGTTGATTTATTCGTCGATATAGCTTGCTCGGCAGTGCGGAACGCGGCGAGGTCGTTCTGATGCGAGCAGACTATGTCCCGGATTATCGTCATTGCCTGCTGCCCTACGTGCAGTGGTTTCAAGATGATTTCCTCGGCGGCATTCGCGGAATGAAGGCGCAGGAGATCGGCATCTACACCGTTCTGCTGAACGAAATGTACAATCGAGGTGTGGCCTTAGACCAACCTGACGAGCGTTTGGCGCGCTGGTGCGGAGCCGACATCCGTGTCTTCAAGAAGGTGCTGAACGACCTGATCGACGAGGAAAAAATCGTCAGGTTGGACTGCGGTCTATGGAATCTTCGCTGCGAAATTACGTTCACTTCCAGAGCAAAAATGCTTGAGAAGCAATCAGCGGCCGGAAAAGAATCAGGAAAAAAACGAAGGAAAAACAAAGGAGGACTTGAACATCCGTTAAACGACAGTTCATCCGGCGTTGAACCAATCTCAGAAGCTCAGAATAAGATTATATCGGAACCTAAAGGTTCCTCGTCCGAAATGGCTTCGGACAGACCTGAAAAATCGGCTTCGCAAAAGCAACACATCGCCGAATTCAATGAGACCTTCTGGCCGATCTATCCGAGGAAGGTCCAGAAGAAGAACGCGCTGTCAGCGTACCTCAAAGCCCGAAAGAAAACCCCCCTCGAAACGATCATGGCGGGTATCAGGCGTTTCGTCGCTGACATCACCGGCAAGGACCCGCAGTTCATTCCCCATCCGGCCAAGTGGCTTAACGGCGAGAGTTGGGCGGACGGTACCGAAGTAGTCGAGGTCGCGCCGAAGATACCTGACGAAGAAACCTGGACGAAGCGCCTTTCCTACGCCCGTCAGAAGCTTCGCTGGAACATCGCCAGTTGGGGCGCGATGCCAGGATCGCCAGGATGTGTCGTCCCCGAAAACCTCCTCCACCCTGAAGACGGCGCCGGCTGGCGCGAATGGGAGCAAGCAGCATGAGCAACATTCTCGAATTCAAACCGACGGTCGTCGTAGAAATCTCCTTTGGAGAGGTAACGGCATCGTACATCGAGGACGCGACGGGCCGTCACCCAAACCCGAATGACATTGGCAGAACGATGTTCTTCGTGGTTGTGGTCGATACGGACGGAACCCGGATGGGCATGTGGTCCGGGGAAAGCAGAACGGAAGCCAAGATTGAAGCTGAAGAATGCAAGCGCGACTTTCGTGGAGTGATCCGTGACCTAACGATGGCGGCAGCATGACGATCAAGGAACGCCAAGAGCGCCAGGCCCACGACCGCGAAAACCCATGGCGCCCTATGAGTACCGCTCCGCGCGGAACCGGGCTCGTCTGCGACCTGCTCTTCGACGACATGGTCGGGCAGTTTGCTACCGAAGGCCTGCAATTCTTCCGAGACGCCAGCGGCTATTGGTACCAGATCGAGCCGGCCAAGCGGGTGCTCTACGCGAACCCAATCAACTGGCGGCCGTCCTATGTGCATATGACGATCGAGCGCCGCAACCTGATCAAGACGAGGGCAAGATGAACGAGAATAATTTTTCTGGCGGCGGCTTTGATTTCCAAAACGTCGACCAATGGGGCCGCGGTGTCCGGTTCGGTTTCGTCATAGCCCTTCCAGACGGAAAAGGCGGCAAAAAGGCTTGGGGCGATCAGATGTTCCAAACGCATTCCGCCGCCTCGTCGACAGCGTCGTCGTGTGCGAGCTTTCCGCACGAGGTGCTGCCGGCGAAGGAGATCGTCCACTTCGGAACTAATCCGACATCCCACTCGTACCGTCGGTCAATCCTGATCAACGACCCGATCTCAGACCCGGCCGTTCGTTGGTATGCCATCCGTGTTGTCCCCGGGTACCAGCGCATGGCAAAGGTGATCGAGGGAGCGCCTGAGGATCGCCGCGGCGAAAGTGTCATCGAGCGCAACCTGCGCAACGAGGTTATTGACGTCTACATGCCGGCATTCTGGAAGGAGATCCGCAAGCACCGTAGTCAGAAACTTATCGAACGCCGGATGCCGTTGCTGGTCGGCTACGCTTTTGTGCGCCGCGATCCTGGCGATGGTTTTGACCCTATCCGGAAGGTGGACGGGGTAGGGGGCATCGTTTCTCTGAGCCGCGATAGCGGCCCGATCGCGTTTAGCGAGAATGATATCCAGGCGCTGATGCTGTCAGGCTTCGACACGCAGCAAGCCTACCGCTTCGTTAAGGCTAGCGCCACGGAAGAGGCCCGCCATAAGCGCCGCAAGCATCTGAACACGCAGCTCGGGCGCCTATTGCCAAGAGGACGTGGACGGACGGTATCGCTGCGCTATCACGCCGAAAACAATCTCGGCAAACTGGGCGAAAAGCTTAAGGCCCATGTCTTGGGGATACTTGAGCTACTTGATAGCCTTGAAGATGACGCGACCCTTGATGAATTTCGCGAAGCAGTATAAAGCTTCAGTCATTGGGATGACTGTTTGCGCTCCATATGCTTCGCGCTTTGCTGCTGCCGATCCTACTCAGTCGATCAAATGCGATCGGCACGCAGGGAAAATTGTGTTCTTTTCTAGCTGTTACTTCCTCCGAGGCTGTTCTGGCGTCAGCTTCGGTCGTCTTTTGGATGTTCTTCCCGTTTTGGGCGGGCTAGATGATTTTTGAGATGTGATGAGCCTACGGCGCAAATCCTCCAAAAAGGTCTCTTCATCGGGTTTGTTGGCAGGCTCGTCGTACTGATCATCCTCTTTCCAGGCGGCGAGAACTCGCTCCATTTGCGGAGACTTCTCGACCTCACGAACGACTATTGCCCATCCTGGCTTTGACCCTGGGATTTCAATAAAGTACCGGCGTTGGACTGTATAAATGATATCGACCGCCACCTGCTTAAAAATGGTATCGCCGACATCGGGACAGCAGCCATAACTCTCAAGCGGATAGATCTCAAACGGTTCAAGAGTTCCGTCATCCTGCAGGATATAGGTACGAACTTCGGGTGTTTGGACCATTGCGGACCTGGCTTCAAATAGCAGTAAAGGTACCAGCTCTGATAGCGGTGTCATCGCGACGACGCCAGTGACAACTCTTGGAGCGTGCCGAACGGTAATGCCGCAATCAATCCTTCCCATATGGGAATTCGACTGCCGGTGACCGGGCACGGTTTGCTTTGAAGCTGAAATTTTTGAAGGGAGCAAAGAAACAACTGTGTAGAATACATGCGGGACTCGATGACGCGCGCATTGTGTGTATTCTGCTGCGATGGCCAACGAACCTATACTCAATTTCGCACAGACACCTTCCGTAATTGTTTCATTAGGCGATGCTGAGGTTTTGGCATCAGCCACGGTTGTGTTGCCAAAAGGGGATATCGTCAGGCTTGCGATCGCAGACTTGGCGTTTTTTCTCAAGGTTGAGTCCGATGGCGGGGAGCAAGCGGTAAGATATGAAGAGCAGACGGCAAAAGGATATACCCTAGTTCTTCACAATTTCGATAACCCGTTGGGGACCGCTTTGCGACCCCTTCAGATAGGGACTGTTCGAGATAAACCTCTATCTTTTAGCGTGTTTGTACAGGCACCTGCAGGCGCCACTGGCCCACATGTTGTCAGCTACTGCCTCTACTGGGGAGGAAACCTTGGCTGACAGACCGGAGCTGCCCAAAAATGCTGAACTGGCGTCAAAAGTACTTGATGCGCAATCAAAGGAGCGAGGGATGTTAGGCCATGTAGTTGGCAGCAGGGACCATGCTCCAACCAATATCGCAGCGCTAGCGCTAGTCCTTCTGATCGTCTTGCTGGCCGTCGTTTTGTTTGCGCCTATAGCCGCTGACGTCCAGCGAGGTTCTCTAATTACTGCGTTGCTAAGCTCTATTACGTTTACTCTCGGTCTGATTTTCGGACGAGGATCGAAAGACTCGTTCTAGATTAAGTATTAATTAATGTGAGCCGAATCCCTGAGGGAAGACGCCACCGTCGGCCAAGCCGGGAGGGTAGCCCGGCAACGAATTCGAGGCGAATGCCGACGAGAGTACAGGCTTTGATGTCCCGGCAAGACTTGTCGCCTCAACGATCCGGGTGGAACAACGGGTCCCGGTAGCGGCAGCTGGACAGAGCGCTGGCGGATTGTCGGAAGCTGGCGGCGGTCGCTAGGCGCTAGGTTGCGCCGTTCAATTTTTCGTCGATCTTGCTGATGAAGCGGGTGTAGTTGTCTATCAGGCGCAGATAATTCTGCTTATTTTCCTCGATCAGATCTTCATCGCTTCTGGGGTCTTCGGCGCGCTTTATAAAGAATCGATATTCTTCCACAAAGGCGAGCATATCCTCGGCATGTTTGATTTCAGTCAGCATTCGATCGCGCATGTCTTCTAGAGATTTTAAGTCCATCCCATCCTCCCAAGGTTAACTGATGCCAGTTCTGAAAAACGCACGGCATGAGAAGTTTACGCAAATCATCGGCACAGGCTACGATCAACGTACTGCTTGTTGCCGCTGCCATTGAGGTAATAGCAGCCCCCACGCGGGCCGGTGTAGTACTGGCGTGAGTAGGAGGGCCTGCTGGCTCGGGTGCGGGTCATTCTTGGCGCGTTGCCCTCGCATACAAAGCCAGTGTTGCGAATTTCGCATCGTCTGCCGTCGGCAGTTGTGCCGCCTGGCGCCGAAACTTCGTCCGCCGTCAATGTCTCAACTGCGGAAACGGGTGGATATTGCGGCGGCGGCTGATAGGAATACGAAGCTGGACCGGTCCCGCAAGCTGTCAGTGACAATGGCAATGTTGATAGCAGAATAATCAGTCTCTTCATGATCGCCCGTTCTTTTGGGCCTGGTGTCCTTGTCATTGTCCGCCGCTCGTATGCTTCAGGGATCAATATTCTGCGACGCCAGAAAGTTTCGTATATCTTGTGCGCGGATGGCCATCCCGATCACGAGTTGCGTTTGTCGCCTAAGCTCGTCTAATACCACAGCAACGACTTGAGCTTCCGACGCATTAAATGGGTTTCCATCAGGTCCGACCGCCTGAAAGATAAGTCCATTAGGGCTTTGCTGTAGGGCTGCGAGAGCGCTAACCGCCTGGGGCGAAATCGGAGCCAATTTACTGTCTACTATGCCAATCACGGTGCCGGAGTCGACGTCGATGAGGGGACCTCCGGAATTTCCAGAATTGAATGCAGCGTTAACGACCCATTGCTGGAACTTAGATCCTTGAGAAGTTTGAAAGTCGATCTGACCAGAAAGATAGCCCACGCTGAGAAGTGGTGCGTCTCCCGGATATCCAGCGGGAAAGCCCCATGTCGCAACCTCTTTACCTACCTCTAAATTATCCCCGCTTTCTATGGGAATTGGGGACCCGCTGATAGGGGTTGTAGAGCCAAGTACGGCAATGTCCAAATCACCGTCGACAGCTTGAACCGTTAGCGGAAAGTTCTGTCCAGCGTAACTTCTGGCTATCGGATTTGGGCAGTTTTGTACGACATGGTATGCCGTAAGCACTTTGCCACTTTTGTGTAGGAAGCCAGTCCCGAATCCGTTCGGGCATATAATTCGATAGACTGATCTGGTTATCTCGCGTCCTCTGCTGGCCAAACTCGGAATGGTTGAAGCGCCTGTCGCCGATATAACTGACCCTGCCAAGGCATCTCCGGCCAAGGCAGCACCAAAAATGAAAGTCAAAATAAAGTGCATTGGCTTCATCGAAGGTACCCTTCCCCATTTGCGACCTTGGCAAGTTAGTCAGCCATTGAGAGATTCAGCTCGTGCCCGACCGCTTGAAGGCTCTCCGACACCGTGTAGAAGAACGGTTGACCATTTTGATTGTGCACGGACACACTAATGTGGGTGAAGTTGTTATACGGGGTCACAGCAACTACCTGAGCAGGATTGATTAGGACACTCGCGCCGGCTGGGACTGTTAGAGTAAATCTCGCTAAACGCATGGATCTTCTCCTTTGAAGGTTGAGAACGAAGAGAAATATAATCGCCCATGAGTCGCAATGGGGCGAAGTCATGGTGACGGATTTTTCCCGCCAAAACAGTTCTTATTCACTGAATCCACAAGGTTGACTTCTTGGTAGACAGTAAAATTGGCAGACCAAGCGCCTTTACGCAGGAACTTGCAGATCAAATCTGCGAACGTCTTGCTAACGGTGAAAGCCTCAAGTCGATCTGTGCCGCCGATGGCATGCCTAATCGTGCGACTGTGTTTCGATGGCTTGGGGCACACGCAGACTTTCGCGACACATACGCCCGCGCACGCGAAGCTCAGGCTGATGCCCTCTTCGATGAGATTATCAACATAGCGGACACGCCCATGCAGGGCGAGAAAACGAAGACGGACAAAGACGGGAACGTCGAAGTTACAACGGGTGACATGATCGAGCACCGCAAGCTGCAGGTCGAAGCCCGTAAATGGATGGCCGGCAAGCTTCGGCCGAAGGTCTATGGCGACAAGCTGGATATCGATCTGAATAACAAGGTCAACTTCGTCATCAATGCCAAGCCGATGTCGGAAGCCGACTGGCTGAAGGAACATGGATCAGACGACGACAAATAGGACGGCGTGGGCGCCACAGGCCGGCCCGCAGACCGCTCTTATCGATTGTCCATTCCGCGAGATCTTCTTTGGTGGCGCGCGCGGTGGCGGCAAGACTGATGGTGTCTTGGGCAAGTACGCGATCAAGGCAGACACGTACGGGTCGGCTTTCAACGCGATCTTCTGCCGCCGCGAACTGCCTATGCTTGATGACGCGATCGAGCGCAGCAAGGAAATCTACGCCAAGATCGGCGCTGATTGGAACGAACAGAAAAAAACATGGGTGTTTCCGGGCGGAGGGAGGCTCCGCTTTCGCCCGCTTGAGCGCGTTCAGGACGCCGACAAATATCAGGGCCAGAATATAACTGACGCCTGCGTCGAGGAGGCGGGCCTTTATCCAGACCCCAAACCAATCGACCGAATGTTCGGCGTCCTGCGGTCGGCAAAAGGCGTTCCGACGCAATTGATCCTGACCGGCAATCCCGGCGGCGCTGGGCAGCATTGGATCAAGCAACGATACATTGACCCTGCGCCTAGCGGCATGAAGTTGCTGGCGCGTAAACTACCGAATGGTAAGGAGCATCGTTACGTCTTCATCCCCAGCAGGATCGAAGACAACAAGCTCCTGCTCGAGAATGACCCGGATTACATCAACAACCTCTATCTGGTCGGCTCAGATCAGCTCGTGAAGGCGTGGCTCTCTGGTGATTGGAACGCCATCGAGGGCGCGTTCTTCGACTGCTGGGACACGCGCAGGCATATCATTCGGCCCTTCGCCATTCCAGGCGAGTGGGCACGGTTCCGGTCCATGGATTGGGGCTCGGCCAGGCCGTTCTCTGTCGGGTGGTGGGCAATTGCCGGCGATGAGTATTCGACCGAAAACGGCGTCATCCCACGGGGCGCTATCGTCCGATATCGAGAGTGGTACGGCTGCAAAGCAGGTGAGGCCAACGTAGGGCTGAAGCTGACGGCTGAAGAGGTTGGACGCGGCATTGCCGAGCGCGAAGGGGCAAGGTTCGATCCTGGTACATCGGAAATGGTTTCTCCTCCTACCGAGAATCTATCCTACGGCGTTCTCGACCCAGCAGCCTTTTCGGAAGACGGCGGCCCATCAATCCAAGCCGCATGATGAGGAAGACGAATTTCAAGGTGATGTTCCGGCCAGCTGACAATGCCCGCGTCTCACAGCGTGGAGCAATGGGCGGCTGGGACCAGATGCGCGCCAGATTGAAAGGTGACGGCGATCGGCCCGGATTGTTCGTGTTCTCGACCTGCACCGACTTCATTCGCACGGTACCGCTCCTGCAGCATGACAAGGATCGTGCCGAAGATCTGGACACCGACGCAGAGGATCACGTCGCCGACGAGGCTCGGTATGGCTGTATGTCTCGTCCCTTCGTTCCGACCAAGTCCATCGAGCAAGCCAAGTCGCACCAAGATTACACACCACGCAGCGGTGACACCGATGCCGGGGATTGGATGACCTACTGATGAATCAAACAGGCTATTCGGCTGGTTCGTCTCCGTCACAGGGGCCGACCGCTTCGACGCTCCCGACTGCCCAGTCGTCTGCCAACCATGCGAAGCTGAAGAAGGCATATCTCGACTATCTCGGCTTGAAGAACGAGGAGATCAAGGAACAGCAGAACGCGCGACGCTATTACCACGGCGCCCAATACACGGCAGACCAGATCAGGGTTTTGAACAAGCGTCGGCAGCCAGTCGTCACGTACAATCGCATCGGCCGCAAGATCAACAGCCTCGTCGGTTTGCTCGAGCAGCAGAAGCAGGATCCACGCGGCTTCCCTCGCACGCCGAAGCACGAGGAGGGCGCCGAAGTGGCGACCGCCGTGCTGCGTTACGTATGTGATGAGCAGGATTGGCAGACGAAGGCGTTGCTTTGCGGCCAGGATGGCGCCGTCGATGGTCTGGCCGGCGTCGAGATCATTATCGAGAAGGGCGATCAGGGCGACGCTGAGATCGGCCTTGAGACTGTCGATGCTGCATCCTTCTTCTACGACCCGCGCTCTCTCAAACCTGATTTCTCCGATGCCCGTTACATGGGCGTTGGGAAATGGGCAGATGAAGAAGCGGCCATGGAGATGTTCCCTGAAAAGGCTGATGCGATCAGCGCGTCGTTGGAGAACGGTTTCGAGCTGACCAGCAATCCGGATAGCGACAGCAAATGGTTTGCGAACGGTGAAACCTCGAAGCGCATTCGCATAGTCGACCATTGGTACATCAAAAACGGCGAATGGTTCTGGTGTATCTACACCGGTTCCATGATTCTTGCCGAAGGTCCGTCTTATCTTCGCAACGAGAAGAACAAGACGATCTGCAAATACATCATGTGGTCGGCAGCGATCGATCAGGACGGCGACCGGTACGGCTTCATTCGCAACATGAAGTCCAGCCAGGACGAGGTGAACGCCCGCCGTTCCAAGGGTTTGCACACCCTCAATTCCCGACGGCTGGTTGTCGAAAAGGGGTCTGTTGACGATCTGGAAAAGACCAGACGGGAAGCTGCTGGCCCGGATGGTGTCATCGAGGTTATGCCTGGCACCACGGCACCTGTCTTTGATGATGCAGCCCGAGGCCAGGAACTGCAAGGCCAGATGGCATTCCTTGAGGATGCCAAGAACGAGATCGAGAACTACGGTTTCAACCCGGCTCTGATGGGGCAGGGCGTGCAGGATATGTCCGGCCGCGCAATCCAGTTGCAGCAGCGGGCCGGTGTTGCCGAGCTTGGACCGTACCTTTCATCGAACCGCGGCTGGAAGATCCGCGTCTACCGGGCAATCTGGTGTGCCGTTCAGCAGCATTGGACCGGGCAGCGCTGGATCCGCGTCACTGACGACGACAAGATTGCTCAGTTCTTTGCCGTCAATCAGTTGTCGGTAGACCCGAATACCGGTCAGCCGGCCATTGTGAACGCGCTTGGCTCGCTCGATGTCGATATCATCCTCGATGAGGGTCCAGACTCGGTCAACATGCAGGGGGATGCCTATGACACCCTCTCGATCATGGCGCAGAAGGGGATCGCCGTTCCGCCGGAACTGCTGATCGAGCTTTCGCCGTTGCAGGGATCGATCAAGCAGCGTGCTCTGGCCATTCTCCAGGAAGCCAAGCAGCAACAGTCGCAGCCAAATCCGATCGCTCTTGCACAGGCGCAGGCGGAGTTGCAGCAGACGCAGGCCGGAGCTCAGTTGAAGCGGGCGCAAGCCGCCAAGGCCATGTCTGAAGCCAACAACCCGAAACAGCCCGGCGCGCCGAACGACCTCGATGTCGTTCGCAGCGTCGCAGATATCCGAAACACCAACGCCCAGACGGCGAAAACGCTTGCCGACGCGCGCAAATCGAATGTCGAGGCCGAGTTGAAGCCAATCCAAGCGGTGAACGAAGCCGCTCGGACGCGTCAACAGGCTCAGTCCAACCTCACATAGGAGCCGCCATCCTTAAGGGCGAACTTCGGGCGCTGGTCCGCATCCAGCAGAGTGCCGCCGACTTCATGGGCGATAGCCGCCGCCAGGCATAAGGGCGATCCGTGAAACCTCCCACGAATTGGAGACTACAATGGCCGTGAACTCGGAATTGAATGAACTGTTGTCCGACGACGCCCCGGCGCCTGAGGTCACAGTAGCTGCACCAGCACCAGTAATTGAGCAGCCAGCCGTCGCCCGCGACGATCATGGCCGTTTCGCCACCAAGACGCCGGAAGAAGTACCGGCGTCCGTTGTCGAGCAGTCAATCGCAGCAACGCCGACCGAACAGCAGCCGCACCCCGGCAATGTTCCAGTCGGCGCGGTCAAGGCTGAACGTGAAAAGCGTCAGGCAGCAGAGGCAGACGCCGAAGCTCTCCGTCGTGAAGTAGCGGAGCTTCGCGGGATGGTCGTTGCACGCCAGCAGCCAGCTCCGCAGCCACAGCAGGAAGAACGCCCAATCGCCCTTTGGGATGATCCGGACGCCTACCTGCAAAGCCAGCTCACGCCGTTTCAGCAGCAGATGCAGGAGATGCGTGAGGAACTTTGGGAATCGAAAGCTGTAGCGATCCATACGCCAGACGCCGTGCAAGCGGCCAAAGCGGCGGCAGAAAAGCTCTTCGGCACTCCGGAGGGGAAGGTTTTGCATCAACAGATCACCTCCGCCGGCGGAAACCCTTTTGACAATCTGGTGAAGTGGCACAAGCAGCAGCAGGCAATCGACCGTGTTGGCAACGACCCGGATGCTTGGCTGCAAGCTGAACTTGAAAAGCGTCTCGCTGATCCCGCCGAGCAGGCGAAGATCCTTGAGCGCATCCGCTCTGGTGCAGCATCCAATCCTACCACGGCCCAGCCCGTCACAAGCCTTCCGCCGTCTCTCAGCCGTCTTCCCGGTGGTGGCAACGCCGCTGCGGACAACGACATGAGCGACAGCGCGCTATTCAGCCACGCAACTAGCGGCAAGCGGTAACGCCCTGAGAGGCGCCCGCGCCCGTCTTGAAAGGATAATGCCATGGCCGTCTCTACGGTTCAGGACAACAATAAACTTGTTCAGTACACCAAGGAAATCAACCGCGAGTTCGTTCGCGAAAACCTGTTCTCGCCCTACATGGGCGCGGATCTGACCGCTATCATCCGCATCCGCCAGGAGCTGAAAAACGGCGGCGAGCAGATGAACATTCCGATGGTGACCAAGCTGCGCGGCAAAGGGCGTGGCTCTGGTACGCTCGTCGGCAACGAAGACAAGATCGACAACTACGGCATGCGTCTGTGGATCGATTGGGCGCGCAACGCAGTCACCATGAAGAAGAACGAGATCCAGAAGGATTCCGCGGATCTTTTTGGCGAGGCTAAGCCGTTGCTTTCGGATTGGGGCAAGGAACGCCAGCGTGACGACCTGATCGCCGCATTCATGGCTCTTCCTTCGGAAATCGCTCCCGCTGGGCTCGGCTCCGATGACGGCAACACCGTCAATGGTATTAGCTACGAAGCTGCTACGGCTGCCCAGCGCAACACATGGAATACCGACAATAGCGACCGCATCCTCTACGGCAATGCGGTTGCAAACTACAACGCCGTCCATGCAACGGCTCTCGCCAACGTCACGACGGCTGCCGGCAAGTCGAGCGCGGCGTCGCTCACCCTTGCTAAGCGCATGGCTGAAAACGCGGTACCGGCGATCCGACCGTACAAAACAGCGGATGGCTATCAGTGGTACGTCTATTTCTGCGGCTCCAATGAGTTCCGCGATTTGGGCAATGACGCCGACATTAAGACCGCCAACACCAATGCTCGCGCTCGTGAAGGCAATGGCATCGACAAGAACCCTCTCTTTGTTGACGGCGACCTTCTCTATGACGGCATCATCATCCGCAAGGTTCCGGAAATCACCCTGTACGTCACACAGGTCTGGACGTCGCTGCAGACTGCCGGCAATGGCGGGACGCGCATCGAGCCCGGTTTCATGTGCGGTCAGCAGGCGGCAGTTCTCGGCTGGGGCCAGATGGCAAAGCCAACCTTCCGCAAGGAAGATGACTACGGCTTCATCCAGGGTGTCGGTACCGAAATGGCCTATGGTGCTTCGAAGATGTTCAAGAAGCATCCGATGGACGGCACGGCACTGAAGCAGTGGGGCGTCGTCACCAAGTTCAGCAGCGCCGCACAGGACGCATGATGAACGGCTAGGGCGGCTGTCGTCGCCCTTTTCCTTCTCTCACTTACGAAAGGGCACGACGATGCCTCTCAATGCCAACACGACGGCGCGCGACGCCGGCTTTCAGAACGTCCAGTACTATCGCAAGCGCATCCAGTTTTCGGACGGCGTTCTAACGTGGAAGTTCAGAATTCCGGCCGGCGCCGTGATCCTCGCGCCCCTGACGGGCGTTGACGTCCAGACCGTCTTCAACTTCGGCACGAACAACCGTGTTCAGGTCGGCGACGCCAGCGGCGTTTCCAAGTATGGCCTGAACATGTCGCTGCTCGCTCTCGGCTTCGTGCCGATCGCCGTTGCGGTGGGTCACAAGGTCACGGTCGACACTGATATCGTGTTCACCGTCGATAACAGCGGCACGGCAGCCACGACCGGCGACGCCGAGCTCGTCCTCGCCTACATCCCGGCCAACTGAGGGCACGACGATGGTAAAGGTCAAGTATTTGCCCGAGGCCGGCACTCCCGACGAAACCGAGACGCTGAACCACAAATTCAGCTCCCGGCGCTCGACCGATGTCACCGATGAGGCGGTTCTGGCCGTCCTTCGCGGAAGTCCGTTCTTCCAGGTGCTGGATGACGACAAGGTTTCCAAGGCGGCAACGTCTGCGCCGAAGAATGACGAACCTCTGACCGCTGCCGAGCAGTCTGACGGTTCCTACGCGATCGTCCGCGGCACCGATATCGTCAAGGACGGCCTCACCAAAGAAGACGCAGACGCGTTCAACGCCCTGTCCGGCGAGGACAAGGCCGAATACGTCAAGGCGTAAGCTGAAAAGGAGCGTGGCGAGATGAAGACGAGACAGGATTTGATTCTTGCCACGCTCAGGCTCCTGCAGGCTGACGGTGGAGTAGGGCAGAGCCCGGCGCCGGAGAACGTTCAGGACATCGACGGCATTATCGACGGCAAGTTGGCCGAGCTGAGCATTCGAGAAATCTACAGTGCCAATGATCCGAACGAGTTTGAAGACGCGTTCGTCAATCCACTGGCGACGATCCTTGCGAATGAAGCCGCTCCCACTTTCGGGCAGCCGCGCAACGAGGCGTCGAACATGGCAGCCGAAAGCACTCTGCGGCAGCTCCGCAACTCGACATACGTCTCTGGCTCGGTTTTGCCGGTGGAATATCTCTGATGGCAGACATCATTTTCCCAACCAGCACGGCGCCAGGTGCGCGTCCGGGTGAAGGTTCCGGCCGGCTTATCAACTGCTATGCCGAACCGCTCGAGCAGGGCTCACGCAACAGCTTTGCGCGCCGCCGCGTTCCCGGTCTGTCGCCCGTCGCCAAGTCGACGCACAATGGCTGCCGCGGCTTTCATTTCTACAACGGAGATCTATTCGTCGCGCAGGCCGATCGGCTGTCTCGGGTCAATATCGTCTCCGGCGCCTTCGTGGTGTCGGATATCGGTGCACTGCCGGGTACGAAGCGGGTCACGTTTGCCCGCAACAACAAAGCCCCGGTCCCTGATATCGTCTGCGTTGCCGAGGATGGCGCCTTCATCATCAAGCGCGACGTTGCGCCCGCGGCTTATCCGGACGGCGACCTACCGCAGCCCATCAGCGTGACGTTCATCGATGGGTACTTCGTCTTCCCGATCCGCGACGGCCGGTATTTCGTGTCGGCACTCAACGATACGGCAGTCAATGCGCTCGACTTCGGCAAAGCTGAAGCGTTTCCCGGCGGTCTGTTGAACGCCTTTGGCTTTGGCGAGCAACTGGTGCTGTTTGGCCCTTCGGGAATGGAATTCTGGCAGAACGCCGGCAATGCGACCGGTACGCCGTTCTCGCGCGCCGCGGTGTTCGCAAAGGGCGTTGTCGACACATACGCCGTTGCCGGCAATGAGGAAGACTTCTCGACGCTGATCTTCGTGTCTGGTGACAATGGCGTCTATCGGCTCGACGGCGGCTATCAGCCGGCCAAGATCTCAACGCCGGATCTCGATCGGCTGATCGAAGCAGTTGCGGACAAGTCGACCCTCGATGTCACCGTCGGCGTCACGTCGGGCCATATGTGGGCAACCGTAACGTCACCGACATTCTCATGGACTTATGAGCTTGCAACTGGCTTTTGGCATGAACGCGCCAGCTATCTCGAGAAACATTGGCGCGGCGTTTGCTCGGTCAAAGCCTTCAACGGCTGGGTGATCGGTGATCGCACGACGGCCGACGTCTGGAAGCTTGACCCGAACTACGCCAAGGAAGGCAGCTATCCGCTCGTCCTGAGCGTGATTTCGCTTCCGACCGTCAATTTCCCCGATCGAATTGCTATCCCGCGTGCCGACTTCGACGTGATCGTCGGCCAGGGCCTTGTGGCAGGTGATGAGCCGATCGAGACAGATCCCGTCTGCCTGATTTCATGGTCAGATGATGGCGGCAACTCGTTTGGAACGCCTTTGCAGCGCCCGATTGGTCGTCTTGCGACTCACCGCACGCCTGTCGTCATCAATCGCGCCGGTATGTCGAGCCGATACGGCCGCGTCTGGCGCATCGACGTTTCCGATCCGGTCTATGTCTCTGTCTTGGGCGGCTCGCAGCAAGCGACGCCGGTTTCGAACTGATGGCGTCGACCCTCGGAGCGCTTCCGCAATTGCCGATCCCGGCAGAGCGGCTGGCAGACCCGCAGACGGGGCGCATCAATCAGAACTGGTATCAGTACCTGAAAGCGCTCGACCAACATATTCGCGAAGTTGAAAAGCGCCTATCGGCCGGAGGTTTGTAATGGGATTTCTAAGCTCTCTGACCGGAAGCAATATCGGTAAGGCAACGAAAGCCGCAATCGGTCAGAACAACGCTCTGCTGACCAACTTCCAGAACAACGGCAACAACATCATCAATACCGGTGAGCAGCAGTCTGCGGGCGCTCTCGATCAAGCGGTCGGCAATTACGATCCGTATTTGTCAGCAGGCAAGAGCGCCACGAATATGTATTCGGACGCCGTCGGCTTGAATGGTGCCGACGGCAACGCTGCGGCAACTGGAGCATTTCAGGCTGGCCCAGGATACCAGTTTTCGCTCGATCAAGGCTCGCAAGCGGCTTTGCGCGGCGCGTCGGCGGCAGGGATGCTTAATTCGGGTAATACGCTCACGGCGCTTTCGCAGTTCGGAACCGGTCTTGCCAATCAGGAATATGGAAGCTGGCTCGATCGGCTGAACGGTCTTTCCGGTCAGGGCCTCACTGCAGCGAATGGTGCGTCTGGCGTGCTTGGAAACAAGGCGGCTCTTTATCAGGGTACAGCCAATGACCGCCTCGGGCTCAACAGCTCCGTCACGCAAGGTCAGATGGGCCTCAACAACGACCTGGCAGCCGTCAAAGAGCAGCAGGCGCAGAACAGCAACAGCTTTCTTGGCAAGCTCGTCGGCGGCGGCATCAGCCTCGGCGCTAAGGCGCTTACGGGAGGGCTATTCTGATGGCGATCGCAAGTCTCCGCGTCCCGATTACCCAGCTTCCTGCCGCAAATACCTCTTGGCTCGATACCCTGACGAACTCCCTCGGTGGTGCGATCGATACTGCCGCGCAGAACAAGGCATTCGAGCAGAACGTCATTCCGGCGATCACGGGGACGCCAGCGCCGCAACAGCAGCCCGGCTTTCTCGGGCGTCTGTTCGGTCAGCAGAGCAGCATTCCCGCGCCCGCAGCGCAAAAGCAGATCGCAGCCACCAACCCGGCGCCTGTGCAGGGGAACGTTTCGGCAGGCACCCCGAACGATATCCAGAACCAGTTTATTGGCACAGTGCGCAATGGCGGCCTTACCAACCCCTATGGCCTAGCTGCTGTAGCTGCGACCGGCCGCGCCGAAAGCTCTTGGGATCCTTCCAAGGTCAACGCCGCATGGACCGATCCCTCGCAGAGCGGGCAAGCTGGTACGGCCGGCGGTATCCTGTCCTGGCGAAACGAGCGTCTTGCCAATCTCCGCAACTTTGCGCAGTCGCAGGGCGCCGATCCGTCGAACATCAGTCCGGAGCTACAGGCGAAGTTCTTTCTTCAGGAAGATCCGATGCTTGTTCAGCGCCTCAACGCCGCCAAGAGCCCGCAGGAAGCCGCAAGCATCATGGCGAATGCATGGAAGTTCGCCGGGTACGATCAGTCCGGCGGGGAGGCCGCGCGCCGCGCAGCCATGGCGCAGAACTACTACAGCACGCAGTTCGCCAATGCCCAGCCGCAGGTAGCTGCGCCGGCCGGCCCGACACAAGTCGCCAGCCTTGATCCCTCGATCGGGATGCCAGCGCCGGGTGCAGCAGCGGAGATACGTGCCAGCAACCCGGCCCCACAGGTTCCCACGACTGCGGCCAATTTTGACCCGGCGACGGCGACGCCTGCTCAGTTGAATGCTGCGCTTGGGCCGAGCCAGCCGCCGCAGCCCGGTTATGTCGACCCGACCGTGACGACTGCATACCGGCAGGCTCCGGAAGCCGGTGCGTCAGCGCCGGTCAATCCGCCGGTGCAAGCACCCGCAGCGCCGGCCGCGAGCGCTGGACCTGACCTCATCGCCTCCGCGCAGCCCGTCAGCCGCCAGAACGTCTCGAATGAAGACATAGCCGCCATGGTGCGCAATCCCTACACGCGCCAGGTCGGCTTGCAGCTCTGGCAGCAGGTATTGACCGGTAAGACGGCTCAACCCTGGTCATTCGTGAAGCTCGATGACGGCACATTTGCCCGCGCGAACCAGTCCACCGGCGAAGTTCAGAGCCTTGGCAAGTTCGCTAGCTCGAAGAAGGAGCTCCTCAGCAACGGGAAGGGCTTGTTCTACGACAGCAACTCCGGTCAGTGGATCACGCCGCCGGCTGGCACTGGTGGCGATGGTAAGGAGTTCTTCGGCACGACAGTTCCCTACTATGACGCACAAGGGCAATTGCATTACCGCCAGCTTGCAAAGGATGGGAATAGCAAAGATCTCGACTTCGGTCCTGGCGCGACTGCTGCCCCCCCAACTCGCACCATCGATACCGGAACCGAACTCGTCACTGTCGGCCCTGGCGGCCAGGAAATCTCGCGCGTGCCGAAACAGAACTATCAGAAGGCTGTCGAAGACGCCTCAGGTAGCGCGACCGGCAAGAATGTCGTCGAGGCAAAATCAGCACTCCCGGCCGTAGAGGGTGCCGCCAATCAGATGCTTGCTACGATCGACAGCCTGTCGAGTGATCCATACCTGCCGAATATGTTAGGCAAGAAGAGCTATCTTCCGAACGTCAGTACCGAGTCCCAGCGCGTCCAGTCGAAGATGGATCAGATCGGTGGTCAGTCCTTCCTGCAGGCCTACAACACCCTTCGTGGTGGCGGCCAGATCACGGAAGTGGAGGGCAAGAAGGCTACCGACGCCATGGCACGGCTCAACACCGCCCAAAGTGAAGTTGATTATCGGGAAGCGCTTGGAGAACTGCGTGACATCGTCACCCAGGGCATCACACGCGCTCGTCAGAAAGCTGGCGTCGGCGGTGTCGGTCCGATCGATCAACCAACGCCTCGGGGCAACACGACATCTTCTGGTGTGAAGTGGAGCATTGAAAAATGACCGTTCTTAACATCGGTGGAAATAGAGTAACTGTAGACGACAGCTTTGAAAGCCTGCCTGCTGATCAGCAGCAGGCGACGGTTGACGAAATCGCGAAAACGCTCGTGGGCTCCCAAAGCGCAGCGCCGACTCCCCAGCAAGACAAGAGCGTCGTTGTGTCTGGCAAGACAGATACTGGCGTTAGGCGCCCGATCACTGGTGCGCCTGCCGATCCGCGCGATAGTCTCGCTGGTCGTGTCGACGCCTTCGGAAGAGGCGCCGCCGATACACTCTCATTCGGTCTCGCCGACGAGGCCGTAGCTCAGATGAAAAGCGGCCCGCTGTCTGTCCAGCGTCCACCGGATGAATACTACAACCGCGGCATCTATGCTGGAGAATACAATCCCCTCGGCGCTGTCGCCCGGTTTCTCAATGCTCCCTTTGCGTCTGACACCAAGGATGCTGACTACAACAAGGCACTTGCCGATGAACGCGCCGTCAATGCGTCTGACGAGCAGAATCGTGGCGGTTACCGTCTTGCTGGGCAGCTTGCCGGCGGCGTCGCTGGAGGCGCTGGCCTGGCTAAAAGCGGTCTCTCGGCGACGGCGAATGCGATTGAACGCGGATCTAGCCTTGGGCGCGTCGCGGCGGTCAGTGCTGGTGAGGGAGCGGCTCTCGGTGCTGCGCAAGGTTTCGGGAGTGGAGAAGGTGGTTTCCTGAACCGTCTTCAAAGTGGAGCAACGGGAGGCGCCACCGGTTTGGCCGCTGGCGCTGCTGCCCCGTATGTCACGGCGGGAGCAGGCTCCTTCCTGCGCTCACTCCTAGCGCCGGTCACATCGCGCCTCAATCCGACGCCCGCAGCGAACCGGGCGCTTGGTAGCGTAATGCAGCGTGCCGGTGTTTCAGCCGACGATGTGGCAAACTCGATCCAGTCAGCCATTAATGACGGCCAACAGGGCTATGCCGTCGCTGATGCGATCGGGAACGCCGGACAGCGAATGCTGTCGTCGGTCGCCCGCACGCCGAACGATGCCCGACAGGAAGTCGTCAATCAGCTCCTGACGCGTCAGGCCGGGCAGGGCGAGCGACTTTCAAACGCCATTGCTGAGGGCTTTGCGGCTCCTGATACCGCTGCGCAGCGCGCCACTACATTGACCGGTGCACGAGATGCCGAGGCCAACCAGCTCTACGGCGCTGCTCGTCGCGATGCCGGTGCCGTCAATGTGTCGCCTGTTCTCGATACGATCGACCAGACGATTTCCCCGGGCGTCAACCAAGTCGTGAGCCCTCGCGACGGTATCGCATACGACACGATCGAGGGTGCGCTCGCTCGTGTCCGTAATATGCTCTCCGACGGCAATTCGCAGGTGACAGATTTCAATACCCTCTTCCGTGCCAAGATGGACGTCGATGACATGATCCAGAAAGCCACGAACCAGGGAGCTAACTGGCGCGCCGGTGCTCTTGGGCAGGTTCAGCGTCAGATCAACAATGCGCTCGCGGAGGCATCGCCCACTTACCGTCAAGCCGCCGCCAGCTATTCGGAACGTAGTGGAGTGATCGATGCCGTGGACGCTGGCACTGGGGCAGCTTCGGGCCGTACGCGCGGAGCTGACAACATCGCCGGGTTCAATGCGATGACACCGGATCAGCAACAGGCATTCCGTGCCGGCTATGCGGATCCCCTGATCACCCGCGTCGAAGCGGCCGCATCGTCCCCGACGACGAACAAGGCGCGGATGCTGATGACGCCGAAGTATGAGAGCGAGTTTCAGGCGTTTGCCGCGCCGGGGATGGGCGATCAGCTTGGGAACAGGGTCGCGCGAGAACAGCGAATGTTCGAAACAATGAACCAGGCGATCGGCGGTTCACGTACCGCTGATAACCTCGCGGACATGTCGGACATTGCGAACTTCGATCCGGCCGTACTGTCCAATCTCTTCAGCGGAAACCTGAAGACAGCCGCCGTGCAGGCTGCTGTGCGAATTCTGAACGAAGGGAAGGGCATGCCGCCTCGTGTCATCGAGAGGATCGGCCGTGGACTGATGGAAACCGATCCGCAGGCCGCTCGGAATTTGCTGACGGTAGCTTCGAGTAAGGTGACGTCGGATACGGCAAAGCGGGGATTGGCGACAGCGATTTTAAACAATGTGGCTTCTACTGCGCCAGGAAGAATAGCCGCTCCGAACTAACGACGATCGTTGCTGATCTTTGACTTCCAAGAACTCGGGACCCGGTTCCCGGTAATCTCGATCGCCCATCCACCAAGGGTGCATCCCAGCCCAAGACCGAGGCAGAGGGATATCCAATCGATCTGCCGCGTCAGCAGGTTCGCCAAAAACACGGCGCCGATTATTGGAAATACCCATCGCCACGGCCCTGGTGTCCGGTCAATCTTCGGCTCTTGCGGATCGTGTTCGATTGTGGGTCCATTTAACATAGTAAAAACCTGCGGGACATTGAAGTTGATCTTACTGACTAAAGTTCAGTCATAGAGATAACTTGAAATTGAGCTATAGTAGATATAAAGATGTGTTTCTCTACCAAGGGAGCGAATTATGCCATCGGTTTATAAATTTGCAGCCGCCTTGTTAGTCGCTCAGCACATTCTATTTCAGCCATCGTTCGTTTTTGCTCAGAAAATGGCACGCATGGACTGCCTGAACTCGACGTTGATATATGATACGAGTTTACCGGTCCAAAGGACTTCTGATTCAAATGGCGCTGGTAGGTGTATCTTTTGGGTTTCTCTTCCTCGAGATACCAACTCGACCGATCCGGGGTCTCGGGCCGCAGATTTTCTCGATCGCAGCATTCGCGCAGGTGATACTTCGGAGCGAGAGAGCCAAATCACCACACATTTTGTCGTAGAACTCCTAAATTCGGTGACAGCGTCGTTAGATAACAAGTATATCAAATCTGAACAAAGCGATACGCTTCGTCGTGTGCTTGCCAATAGTAAAGACGCAATTTCAGCTTGTGTTCTAGAGGCCTTGAAAACTGGTGACGCTAAGCAGCCGCTGCCAGAAGAGGTTGGTATTCATTGCGAATATCGTGACAAAACCGGCTACTTTCAGTTTTCTGCGTATCATGGTTCCGTTTCCTATGACTACATCGTGGGGGCGCGCGAGACGCTGTGAACGCCATGTCGCCGTTGAGCAAGGAATACTGGCAGGAGTATTTTAAGTCTGGTCTGGCCGCCGACGTGAGATCGGCTGTCATTGGGATAGTAGTTGGCGCCATCGTTGGCGGTATCACTGCGGCGCTCGCCGCACCGGATCCAATCGAATATTTCGTCTCGCTGAGCAACGCTGGGGCAGCGCAGCCGCTTCGTGCTCTTGCATTCAACTTAACCTTGGACAAGAAGCCACCAAAAGTCGTTTTCGATCCAGTTGATCTTGAGCAGGCTTGGGTATGTGAAGGGGCTTACATTTCAGGTATTTCCCACAAAGAAATACTTTTAAAGTATATTGATCGTTATTCCGTCTGTTTTGACTTAGATCGAATTGACAAAGAGTCATATATCGTTCGTGCAAACAACGTCTCAGGTTTGCTTAAAAAAGATAAGCGCGGTGAATGGGCATGCAAATGCCCAAGCAACTGATCACCATCTCAGCTCATTGATGTCCATGTTGCTCCTCCGGGAGCCATTTTTGTTTGGAGACCAAAATGGCCGGTTTCTGGAACCTGTCGCAATTGCAGCTCTATGATCCGAACGGCAAGCCATTGAAGGGCGCCCGAGCGTATTTCTTCAAGGGCGGCACGACAACACCGATCACGACCTACAAGAGCTATTCGCTCGGTTCGATCAATGCCAACCCCAACCCGGTCGTCAGCGATGGCTTTGGCCGGTGGCCGAACGTCTTCTTTGATGAGGCCGATCAGTTCTACCGCGTTCGCGTGACGACGGCGCAGGGCGTTGTGGTCTTTGAATCAGATGGCCTTCCGATCATCGGGCCGTCGACGGGCGGCGGGGGTGGGGGTGATAATCCCGTTGATCCGAATTCCGTCCTGGCGACTGGCGACATGATGCTTCGCTACGGGGAAGGGCAGCGCAGCGGCTTTGTCAGGGCCAACGCTCGCACGATCGGCACAGCGATCTCAGGCGCATCCGAACGGGCGAACTCCGACGCCCAAGCCTTGTTCGAATGGTTATGGAACACGGACTCGTCTCTCGTTGTGGTCGGTGGACGAGGTGCGAACTCGCTTGCAGACTGGGTTGCCAACAAGCAGATGACACTTCCTGACTGGCGTGGCCGCACGCTGATCGGAACCGATATCATGGGTAACATCCCCGCCGGCATCATCCCCGGCGCCGTCCTAGGATACGCTGTTGGAGAAACAGCCCACACCCTTTCAACTGGCGAGATGCCAAACCATGCACACCCGCTTTCTGACCCAGGCCACGATCATTCGTGGGGAAATAGAGCCCAACCTTTCGGCGTAACGCCCGGTAATTTTGGCTCATATTCGCAAGGTGGGCCGGATCCGAGCGCTCTGCGAACCTATTCAAATTACACTGGCATCACGATGCGCGCTGTTGGCGGCGGTCAAGCGCACAACAATATCCAGCCATCCCGCGCACTCTCCATCTATATAAGGCTCTGACGATGTACGACGCAAACTTTGCTCCCGTGTCCAACCGAGCTGATTGGATTGGCACGATCGAGCTTGTCAACGACGACACCGACGAGACGTTGACCGATCTAACCGGACTCTATGTCCTGCTGGAGCTGCGAAGCCGTAATCCACCCTGTCGACTTCTCAGAGCCACGACAGAAGACGGACACATCACGTTTGCCGCAGACGGCGCCATTCAATGGCACTTCACGGCGGAAGAGATGCGTTGCCTGCCGGCCGGAACCTATGATGTCGGCCTCACCATCACACGCGAAGACTTTACCGAGCAGGAGCTTATCGGCTCCGTTCCGGTCGTTGACGGGATTGTCAGAACATGACCCAAACTTCTCTGCGCCTTCGTGTCATTCCTCGCTACCCTGCCAGGATCGATGCGACAGACGGTATCAAGGCGATCCGCGATGGCGTCGACTTGGTCGTCAAGTCTGATTACAGCAACCTGGTCCAGGTGCCGACAGTCACTAATCCCGACCGGACATTCATGCTCGCGTGGGATTCCGATATCGACAATTATCAGTCGATGTCGTTCACGAACATCATCAACAACATCCAGGATGCGGTGATCGGCCCTCCTTTGGCGGCGATCGATGCGACAAATCCCGGCGCCGATCAGGTTGTCTATTTCACGGATGTGGGGCAGGCAGCGACGTTCACGGCTTCTTCCTTTGTGCGCGGAATTTCGAATGCACCGGATCAAACCTCCTATTTGGGAGCTATTGGCGCCGCCACGTCAGGGCAAGGCGCGAAAGCGGACAGTGCGCTTCAGCCGACAGATACCAGAAACGTGCTATGGAGCGGCAAGTTAGAGGTCCTGGATATTCCAGATTATACGAATGATCACCGCCTGAACCTGGTGGTTCTTCAAGCCGATCCTTCAGACTTCGCTTCTGCGAACCTTAATCGATCGTCGGGGGTAACTGGCGGCTCCGGAGGCTCAATCAATTCTGCTCTTCGAATTCAAAATACCGTTTTCAATAGCGGCGCGTACGATGCGACAAATAACCCCTTGGGAAAGGGCGCTGGATACGACGGGTATTCCTATGAGTGGGGGGTGAGCGTCCTTCTCGACAACGGTCGCACAGCGGTTGGAGATGACGGATATAGAGGCCAAAATGGCGGTCTATTGGTCCGCTCCAGAAAGATGGGAGCTAGCGTTGGCGGAACATGGGGCATGAATATTATCGCCCAAGATTGGCCCGGCCTGTCAAACCCCACCCAACTGACGTGCGCAACAGAATTTGACGTTCACGCCGATGGCACTGACGCCAACAATGTTCGCTTCGGCATCTCTTCATTCATCAAATCGACCACAAGCACGGACGCGAATCCAAATGGCTATGGCGAAGGATGGGCGGCCTATATCGCAATGCCGGATCCGGGCAAAGCGGCTATTACATCTGGCAATTGGAAGGCAAAATGGAAGACCGGTTTCTACGCTGCCGGTCCCATGGATGTAGCGTTCGATGCAGCCGACGCAAGCAATCAGTTTGCAACGACGCCCTATTCAACGCCGGTTGCCTTGAGGATGAATTTCAAGCAGCAGATTGCCTTCTCTCCCCAATCGAAACACACGCTGCGCGCCGAATCATCAGGTAACAAACTTGTCTGGGCGGCCGACGCGGGAGCGGGATTGGCCGATATGTTTTCGGTGGATGCCTATGGAAACTTTGTCTACGGCGCCGGTGCTCCAACAGTAATTTCTAATTGGACATGGGGCCGTGTTGTAAGCCTGACCAGTGCAGCTTTTCAGCTTAGCGCTGGCAACGTGGATTTTCGGGCCACCGCCACAAATACGATTGATGCTGAGTTGGGCACATGGAGCAACCACGTCGTCGTCTTTCGCATGAACGCCCAAGAGATTTTTCGTCTCACATCTACCGGCATTGTGATGGCAGCCGGAAAAACCATCACGACGGGCAATGGCACCGTCATATCTTAGAAAGGAAATTATGATGAACGCTACCCAACGCATCGCCCTCCAACTTGGTCTCAATTTGATTGAGTTGGAGAATTTGCGTGATGAAAATGCTGCTTTGAAGGCCAAGTTCGCGAGCGATGAAGGTGAAAAGACGCCCCAATCCAAAAAATCTACTCACGTAAAATAGCAGCTCACTAAGTCTAATCTCCACTTAAAAGCTGGGTCGCTGTTGCGGCCAATTTTCATTCCTCAGGACATCCTATGAAACCGAAACTCGTCCCCAACGCGGGTCGGGTGCTTCGCCGTGCGTGGAGCATCCGCCTGATCGTCGTAGCCGGCGTTCTGTCCGGCTGCGAAATCGCCCTCCCGATCATCGACCAGGTCGTGACCATTCCTCGAGGCGTCTTTGCGGCTCTCTCCGGTCTCGTGACCTGCGGCGCGCTGATCTCGCGCCTTGTGGCCCAAGAAAATCTGAAAGGAAATGAAGATGGCGAGTAATCGCGCAAAGGCGGCGTTGGCGTCTGGTATCGGCCTCGTGGCCATGACAGCAACCTACCTCACGGTTCCGTGGGAAGGCGTCCGAACCACGGCCTATTGGGACAGTCTCGGCAAAGTCTGGACCGTCTGCGCCGGCGAGACGAAGGACGTCGAGAAAGGGGATACCTATACCAAGCCGCAGTGCATGGACATGCTCTATGCCCGCATGGAGAAGGATTATCACCAGCCCCTGACGAAGTGCATTGCCGGCTTCGACAAGATGCCGCTGAGCGTGCAGGGCACGTTTCTAGATCTATCGTGGAACATCGGGGTCTCAGGCGTCTGCAACTCGTCAGCGGCTCACTATGCCCGCGCCAAGGATTGGGTAAACGCTTGCCAGGCAGTGACACTTTACAATCGCGCCGGCGGACAGGTCGTGCGCGGCCTCGATCTCCGCCGCAAGGAAGGCGACGCCTCACGGATGGGCGAACGCGAGTTTTGCCGGGAGGGTATCTGATGTTGGGCTTCGGGATCCTCGATTACGCAAAAATCATAGGGGGCATCGTCGTCGGTGCCACCCTTGTTTTCTACCCGGCGCGCTGGATCGGCCAGGGCGAAGGCAAGCAAATGGCGGCAACCGTTGCCCTCTCCAAATCTGTAACCCTTCTCCGCGATAGGAACGTGACCAATGATCAGGTGTCTTCTGCTGATGCTGCCTCTTTGTGCGCTGATTTCGGGCTGTCAGACAGCGACACCGCAGAATGCGTGCGACGGTTGGCAGAAGCTACAGCCAAGCCTAGCAACGTCGGTAACGATCCTGCAAACGGATCGGCCCTTTGCAAACCAAGTCGCGGCCCATAATAGATTTGGCCACGAGCAAAAGTGCTGGTGAGGGCGCATGTCTTCACCGGTTCTTCTTACACTCTTCGCTCTGACTACTGGCGCGCTCGGGTGCATGATTGCCGTCGGTCTCCTCTCAATCCCCCGTTGAAAGATCCGGAATGTCGCCAACAGAATTTGATCCGCGCCTTCATCAGCAGATGGGCGAGGTGCTCGCCGAAGTCCGAAACCTCAGGGATGCCTTTCGGCAATCAGAGGTCAAATCGGACAACAGCCGGGCTGCAACGCATCAGCGCATGGACCATCTCGTAGACCGATTAGGAAAAGTCGAGTGTACTGTCGCCGCCGTCCAGGAAGATGTGTCGGAGATGCGCCCAGTCACCGACGATGTAAGACGGTGGAAGCTCATGGGGTTTGGTGCCCTCGGCGTAATTGGGATCGCGGGCATGGCGCTCGGGGTATCATTTGCCGATGCATTGAAGCGTATCGCGGCTGTCATCCTTGGGAAATAGGGCGCTACTAGAGGGATTCGTTGTTTCAAAAGACTACCGATAGCCCTCGTCATACTTGGGAGGTGACTGCGAATAATGGGTCATGAAGTCTCGTCGCCGACGGGTGGGGAGATGGCGTCTGCGAGCATTTTTTGCACGATCTGGATAAGCTCAGTTTCTCGCTCAGCGTACCAGGGAGCCATGATGGTGACGAATGGCCGCGGTGGATCACTCTTATATTCTGAAAAGGTCGATTTAGTTTTTCTCTTTGTCCGATAAAAGAGTTCACGATAACGTCTGGGGGTGATGCCATAAAAAGGCACAAATTTAACTGACGGGAAGACGTCATAGACGCCCCTGGAAGTCCCCTCAATTTTTACTGAATCTGAGTGCAGGTCGGCCGTGAGGCTTTTAGGATAAGGTTCAAGAAATACTACCGATGAAATACCGGTCGAAACGATATGTTTGGAGCACATGTGGCAAGGGAATGTCGTGCAATAGAGGGTTGCGTTTGCAAGGCTAATCCCTAAACGTGCAGCGTCGGTTATCGCTGACATCTCGGCATGGATAATGCGGCCATATTCCAGGGCGTCCATGAACTGCGAAGAATCAAGCTTTTTCTTTTGCTCTTCGGTCAGACTTTGACCCCCACCGATGATAATTTCCAAAACCTCTGTTAAGAGCTCGGACTTGCGGACATCGTTGCTATCTGCGTCAAGCGTATATTCGCGTGCATCGAATGGATCGTCGCACCAATAGGTGCCGCCACCAGCTTTGGGTACCTCGTTGGCACCAAGTGTCGCGACCTCGCCTGAACTGCGAAAAATTGCCGCTCCAACTTGTCGTGACAGGTCCAGACTACGGAGCGCGGCCGAATGGGCTAGATACATACCGTATTCAAGATGGGTTGGCGAAAGAGCATTATGTCCAAAAAGTAGCTCTACGAACCGCCGAACCTGATATTGGACGCTTTCCCTTTCATCGAGCCTGTCCCCGTTGATGACCACATCAGCGAGCTGAAAAATTTTGCCCACTTTTTGTCCGTGTGGAAGCGTCAGCTCATCCTCATCCTTCACGACAAGGCTTTCAGCTTTCTCGCGGTAGCTGTTTTTGTCTCTTTTTTTGTCGTCGCGCGCCATTGTACGGGCGAGGTTGTCCACACGGATGTCACGCGCCGAATAAATAGATACCTGAAAGAAGGCAGCCCCGTAGACCTCTCTGAGCAGGCTGAGCTCTCCTTCAGTCTTTAATTGATCAAGGATATACGCCTTCTTCTCGAAGCTTTTTCCGTCGCCGTGTTTTAATCTGCGTGCCGTAATTTGCGAAATAGTAAAAGCAGCGAGAAATTCGTTTCCGAAATTTTCTCGTAGCCAATCTCCAAATAGTATGTAGCTGTTTACTCGCTCAAACCGGTTTTTTGAGGTTAGTCCCTTGAAACCCAAATGATTTGCTAGGTCAGTAAAGCGGTCAGAAATTTTAATGTGAAATGGCTCGTAGCCTTTTTCTCGCAGGCTTTTTGACAGAGCATTTACCGTCGACATTATATCAGTGCCAACCGGCGAGACGATTCCAAAAAATAGCTCGGGAAAATTTACGTCAGGTCGATGGAACGAGTGGGTGGTCATGGCGTTAATCATTTGTTATTTCTCATCGGACAACGTGAGACTCAATGTCAAAAAGGTAAGGGAAAATCATGCGAGCGAAGCAGGAGCAAAAAGCTGTGTCAAGGGATACAGTTCAGCAGAAATCGCTGGTTGATCAATTAGGCGATCTCGCCAAGCAGAATAAGGCCGCATATGATGATGCCTTAGTTGATTTCCGGGCTTCTTTCACTTTGCAGCCTTCAATGAATTTTTCCACCACTGACGAATAAGTCTGCCATTTCGAGTGTTTAGTTTAAAAAGGCCCATTTGTGGGCCTTTTTTATTGCACGTATATATTGATTGTAAATAATTCACAAATATTTGCAACGCAAGCTTGCTTATATGCTCACGCATTTATTGCCGGCTACGTTGGCGGGGAGCCTGAAATTAGAAGATAGGACTTAACTTGAGCCTTCTGCGCATTGGATTTTCCTCTCTCGTTTCAATCCTATTACTCAGCGCCATCTCGGCATTTGCTGCCCAGCCAGTGACCGCGACTGTATTCGCCTGCTTCACGCCAGCAGAGCAATGCGAGAGCCGGATCGTCAGCGAAATCGATCGGGCACAATTCTCCATCCGTATCCAGGCCTACGGCTTCACGGCGCTCCCGATAATCCATGCACTACAGCGAGCCGCGGGCAGGGGCGTCGAAGTCCTAGCGATCCTCGACAAGACGAACGAGCGGAAATATTCGGGCGCGACACTTCTCGAAGTTGCGGCCATTCCAGTGTGGATCGACTACGAGCCGGCGATTGCCCACAACAAGATCATCGTGATTGACGAACGCCTCGTCATCGGTGGGTCGTACAATTACACGGCGGCGGCTCAGAAACGGAATGCCGAAAACGTCACCTTTATGGATAGCCCAGAGCTTGCCCGCGAATATCTTGCGAACTGGGATAGCCGGTTGGAGGTGTCGAGGGCATTTGAAGGGCAGTCAGGATAGTGTCCTCGACAAACGGAAAAGCGAAAAGTGAGGCTCTTTTCGTTGACGATCGTGACCTTGCGACACGGCTAAACCTGCCAAGCAATTTCAATCCGATCGTTTTTCGAACACTTCAAGAAAAAGCGCACTTTCCAAGTCCGGAGCCTTCCTTTGGAAACAAACGCTATTACCCCGCCGTCGTTGCCTGGCTCGATAGCTTCCACAAACTGAAGGTCCGATCATCGTCACGGGGTGGACTTGAGCCGTACTTCCTGACTGATGCAGAAATCGCGAAGCGATTGGGTATTGCCACCACCCAATTGAAAGCAGCCCTGCCGACGCTGATCCGACGCGGGTTCTCAACGCCCAATCCGCTCTTTTCCAATCGACGGTACTGGCCTTATGTAAGATCGTGGTTCGATGCCCAATACGGTGCGAGCGATGGCGGTCCCGCGCCATTTGTGCCTGACGGTTTGGAGAACGAAGGCGTCTTCAAGAAATCGCTCAGACCGACGCTACGGCGCAATTAAAGCTACTTTGTTGGAAGGCGGCTCTGGTCATTGAACTGCTTCCTCGATCTCACATCATTGACCATCAAAAGGCAAAGTCGTCTGGCAGTTCATACTTCTTGGGCTCGGGTGTTTCGGGAGCGTTAGGCGACACGCCGACCTTCCTTCCATCGATCTCCACCCACACGGTTACGCCCTCAAGTTTTGCAGCTTTGGCCATTCGCTGCAGGTCGGCCTGGCTGATGAAAGCCTTCTTCGTCATTGCCTAAAGCTCCATGCTTAAATTTCCCGGGAGAAATCTCCCCACGGCAAGCCGAAGCTATGCCTCCGTTGGTCTGACGTGGCTCAAAAATTGGCCGGACTTGATGGGGTCAAGCCTGTCAGCTTGTTCTAACGCCCAATTTTCCCAGGATTGAAGAGTTTCCGGCTCAATGTTAGCAGAGCCGTGAATTATGGCATTGCGAACGCGTTCAACGAGACTTCGGATATCCTGAGCTTGGCGCAGCAAATCGCCCGATGCGATAAGATTTTGCAGACGCTGTTGATTCAGAGTCTCAAGATGCTTTTGACGTTGCCTCTCGGCCTCAAGGCGCTTTTCCTCGTCGTGCTCTTCTGCCTCTCGAAGAGAATTTCGGAAACTTAATTCTCCTGCAACAATCACAGACGCTGCGATTACGGCAATCTTCTCCTCAAGCCGCCCTTTCTTATCGTCTTGCCATGTTTGCTGCGTACGACCGTCGAAGCGAGGCAAAATTGTGAGGGCAAGCGGCGTGGATATGGGTAACCTAATGTCAATAGGTTGCGGGTGCCGGCGCGGATCCTTTCCGAGAAGCGATACATCGATGCCGACCCCGGTTTCGCCTATCCGGACAGATGCATGGATTTCTCCGCTATTCTCGTACGCGTGGCCGTCATATCGGCGTTTGGTGAGTGCCCAAAACAAAGCATTGAGAATTCTGAGCTGACGTTTTGCCACAACGCTATCGAAAACAGGGCCGCCCCACCTGCGTTCTGCGAATTTCGCGCGCCGCTTCTCTTCTTTCCTCAACAGTTCGACCAAGCCGCTGTGAGCTCGCTCAAGCGATTTGGGCACCGTGACCGTGCCGATTGCTTTCAATTCCTGTGCATAAAGCTCGTCCAAGTCTTCTGGGATTTCCTTCGATGCAAAGGGGCCTTCAGCGGGCATTGGCTGCGCTATTGGAAGAAACTGTTGAAATCGCGCATCGATGCGAAATCTTCCGGTCTGCCCTGGGCGCCTTGTTTCTGGTGCGGGCATGTGAGGTAGGGGCTTCCCTGCATGCATCTTATTCCAGTATCCCTGCGGGGGCAGAGGAACGCCAAGGCTGACTAGTTGCTTTTTTAAGCCTACGTCAGACAATTCAACTTTGGCCGCGAGCTCGCGCATGGGCGCCGACCACGCAAAGGCTATAAGGTTTTGAGGTAGAACAAGTATATCATTTCCGTAATATCTGCCCATCGTGATCTCGTTGGCGGATAGTGAAAGGTTGCGTGACTTGCCGATTGGCCGTTTAGAGAAAATCGCATTGGGTCAAAACTGCAACCGACCAATTCCAGAGTCAAGCATCAGAAATCGATGGGGAGGCTTCGCAAACGCGATCCACTCGATCGTTCGCCGCGAAAACTTCTTTCGTCTTTTCAAGATATTCCTTGATTGCCCGCCCTAGCTCGATCTGCCAATTTCCAAGGTCTATAAGGCTTGGGCTATCGAGTTTGATAAGTAGATTGAATCGGTCCTCCGCTACCATAAATTCCCTAGACAAAACAAAGGCTTGCGCGAACCGTGACCTGAAATTTCCCAGGTTTTCTCGTTGCGCCCTGTCGTACTCTATTCCCCTTATTTTCTCGGCATTCCCCTGTGTTCACGGCGAATCTATGCAACATGCGACGCGACATGGAATCCCCTGTTCACAACTCCGGCTCTTCACACGTGGCTGATTGACCGCCAAGGCTCGCACCATCAATCTTTTTTGAGCCAAAACAAAGGATGATTCGATGGTTGACGCGACATTGTGGCCACCGGTGATATCAGCTACGGCGGCTTTGGCTGGCGCTCTGATCGGCGCGACGGCGTCCGCCGGCGGCCAAATTTACCTAAAGAGCAAGGAGACGACCGAACGGCGCAAGTCTCTGGGCTATTCCCTTGCGGCGGAGATTGAATCATATCTTAATATCATCGATCGACGGGATCGAGTTCATCAGACTGAAAACCTTGTGAAGCTGGCGCGAAGCGGCGTCCTCGTGCCACTTGGCGGCTGGTTCACCAAAGACGAGCGGCGGAAGGATTTCTTCCCAATCTTCAAAGCAAACCTATCAAGCATAGGTATTCTAGGCTGTGAGTTGTCCCGTGTGTTGGGTAGGTTTCACCGGGAAATTGAAGCGGTGTTTGCGACCATGTCTGATGCCGAAGATGGCGTCTATGATAGTTATACAGCTCCTCAACGCGCCGACCTGATTGAGGGCGAACTCGAAGTCTGGCGTGGCGCTGTGAATACCGGAAAAAAGCTTGTTCAGGACCTCTACTTACTCTAGCCGCGGTGAAGCACAGCGGCGTGGAGCTTATAATCAGGCGCACGCCGCAACAAGCTGCCGATGAGATTCAACACGGATTCGCCATGAAGCTTATCGACGACATCATCATCAGTGCAACCGAGGCGAACGAACCCATCGGTCAAACTTTGAGGCGATGCCTGGTGTTGGCCTACAAGTTGAAAAACGAGAGCCTTAAGGCGTGGGTAGAAAACGAACTCAACGGATTTGAAGTGACCGCCGAGTTACCCGACTATCGTCAATCCAGAGGGACAGCAAAAGGATTGCTTCTCGGCAGTTTCGGACAGCAGCTAAATAATCAGCCGCTCGCTTCTGTCGTCATGAAAGAAGAACACCGACATTTCGCGACAACGATCAAGCTGTATCAGCCAATTTCCGCGTATGATGGTGCCGACAGAGAGAAAAGCGCCGTCATTTTCTGGCCTCAAGATTTGGTAGTGATGTATCAATCCAAATTTTACCGAGACATGGCCTTAAACAGAGCGTGGATCGAGGTACCGGGCTCGATGATGGCGGCCCTCATCGACACCGTTCGCACGAGAATTCTTACTTTTGCGCTCAAAATACGCGATGAAATTGAACCCGATCAATCGGAAGAAATATCCATAGCCGAAATAGCCCCGACCGTCATAGATCGGATCATCAACGTGACGATCTACGGAGGCAACAACGCGTTAGGGAACATCCACGAAATCCGTTCGATGACGGTCAACGCCGGCGATGTCAACAGCCTTCGTGAAGCGCTTTCTCAATTGGATGTGACAGCTTCGGAATTCCAGCAGCTCCAAAATGATATCGCGACCGACAAAAGCGAATCGATGGTGTCCTCCAAGAGCCTCGGAGCCAAAACTTTGCGCTGGGTCGGCGATGTATCAAAGAGAGTTGGCAGCGCCGGATTGAGCATCGGGGCAGCGGCTGCAGAGGAAGTCGCAAAGAAAGCCATCATGGGCTATCTCGGTCTCAGCTAGTCTGAGAATTGCACGCGCCCATCATTAAGGAAATTAGCGTCGATAATGAAAAAGAGCGAATCCGAGAAAGCTATCCGGTTTCTCTGCGGAGAATGGTCAAAGCTGAAGGGATTTCGACGTTCATCCGATCCCGATTCTCATCCGAGCTTCGGGGAGTTCTATAGGTGGCTTCAGGCGGACTACGGCAACTATCTGAATTTTCGCACGACAACGTCGGTGCGCTATGACGTAGAAGCTTGGTTCGACCAGGAGTTCAAACAGACTTGGCGAGGCTAGGGCCTGAACTACCGCCCGATTCAAAAATCCGAGACTTTCGCATTTTAAGTTTGAAGTAAAAGGGGAATGCATGACAATTGCGGTCTATATCGACAATAATGTCTGGGATTTCCTGCCTGCTGAAGGGCTCGATCAATACACACCGTCGTCTTGACGGCCGAGCGCCCCACGAAGAATGGTCCATTAAAGACGGCCCACGCGCGCGGCGGCAAAGTACTGCATATCAACCACTATCTTGCATCGGGCCAAACGCTGCGGATTTCATCAAGGCATTTTTTGCTAAGTCAGTTTGATGAACGTGTAATTGGTTAGCGCCACATCAGCGCAAGCTTTGTAGTGCCACCACAGAGCACATTACAAGCATCGGGGGTCGGCTCTGACTTTAGCGGTGGGTGGTAAAGCATGTCCGTGACCGTCTCGCGTTTTCTTTCCAATCCTAACCGCTTCGTCACGCGACGAAGCTTCCACAAGCGTATGCCAAATAGGGCGAACGCCTTGGCCTCGCCAATCGTCACCGAAGACGTCGATGGTCACTGTATATTCGCTCAGCATCGCATTTCCTTTCGTGAAAACATAACACTGAGCTGGCGACGGTGATAAACCAAGTCAAGGGCTGATCAACCAATCCGGCGCTTTTCCTCTGGCTGTAGCACGACGGGCGTGTCCAGTGGCACGAGCCTCGATATCCGTTGAGAATTGCTCTGGTCGCCAAGCCGCCGACGACGTTTGATGCAGCCGGCATAGCAGCGGAAGTTGTAGGGCCGCTGATGCCGCAATTGAGGAGGTTGTAGCCTCCGTTTGCGCGATTGTTTCATCGCCTTGGCATATTCAGACGTTTACCGTTGAGGAATGTTAGCCTACATGGCGTAGAACGCAAACTGTGGCTTGGTAGAATGGCTCATATTTCTTTCAAACAGGCGGATCTCGAGCGTGTGTTTAGAGCGGCCGCCAAAGCTGGCTGCATCGTCCAGATGGACATGAAGTCCCTTATCGTAACGGTTATCGCCAGCCATCAGGATGGCCGAATGAGCGACAACGACTTGATTGAAAGCAAATCATGAGGATGGAGGCTAAGCTGGGCGCGGACCTAGCGAAGCCGGTCATCGACTACCTCGATGCGGAATATTGTCAGATCATGCCGCGCTGTGACTTCAGTCCTCCTTCATTGGTATCCCAGCTTCTTTGA